CGGCACCGGAGTTAGCACCAGCACAGGCACTGGCAACACAGTTTTGTCAAACTCTCCAACACTTGTCACGCCAGTCTTGGGAACGCCAGCATCAGGAACCCTCACCAACGCCACAGGATTGCCCGTAAGCACCGGCATCAGCGGCTTGGGTACAGGCATAACCACTTTCTTGGCAACGCCATCCAGCGCAAATTTAGCGGCGGCACTGACAGACGAAACAGGCACAGGCGCAGCCGTGTTTGCCACCAGCCCGACACTTGTTACACCCGCACTTGGGACACCGGCATCTGGCGTGATGACCAACGTCACCGGCACGGCGGCTGGTTTGACTGCTGGCAACGTCACCACTAATGCAAATTTGACCGGAATGGTGACATCGGTTGGCAATGCAACTACCGTAGTCACCAACGCAAACCTAACGGGTGGGGTTACAAGTGTTGGCAATGCAGCTACAGTAATCACCAACGCTAATTTAACGGGCGACATTACGTCTGTTGGCAATGCCACTGCAATAGCCGCAGGCGTGATTGTCAACGCAGACATTAACGCATCTGCCGCAATTGACGACACTAAACTGGCAACAATTGGCACAGCCCTAAAAGTCAGCAACTCTGCAACCACGGCAGCATCAGCAAACACCGCAAGCGCAATTGTGGCTCGGGACGCCAGCGGAAACTTTACCGCCGGAACTGTAACCGCAACATTGACAGGCAACGCCAGCACAGCCACCACCTTGGCAACGGGCAGGACAATTGCAATCACTGGCGATTTAGCGTACACATCACCCAACTTTGACGGCTCTGCAAACGTCACCGCAGCAGGCACTTTGGCAACCGTAGCAACGGCAGGCGTAACAGGCTCAAGCACCGCCATTCCAGTGGTAACAATAAATGCCAAAGGCTTGACTACAAGCATCACGACAGCAGCCGTCATTGCACCGGCAGGCACGTTATCAGGCAGCACTTTGGCGGCTGGCGTTACTGGCTCATCACTGACAAGCCTTGGCACAATTGCTAATCTGTCTGTGACGGCAGGCACAATTTCCACAACTCCATCAGCAAGCACAGACATTGCAAATAAAGATTACGTTGACACCGTAGCTCAAGGGTTAGACCCTAAAGCATCATGCGTAGCGGCTACCACTGTCAACATCGCGTTATCTGGCACACAGACAATAGACGGCGTTGCCCTAATTGCGGCAGACAGATGCCTAGTCAAAAACCAAACAGCGCCAGCCGACAATGGCATTTACGTTGTAGCCGCTGGAACATGGGACAGATCAGCCGACATGAACGCCTGGGTTGAAGTGCCGGGGGCATTTGCTTTTATTGAGCAAGGTACTACGCAAGCCGACACAGGCTGGGTCTGCACCTCAAACGCTGGTGGTACGCTAGGCACAACAGCAATCACCTTTGTGCAATTTGCAGGCGCAGGCAGTTACACCGCAAGCACCGGCCTGACTCTAACCGGCACAGCGTTTAGCCTCACGGCACCCGTCACAGTGGCCCTGGGCGGCACAAACTCTACTAGCGCAGGCATAGCAGCGTTTAACAATATCTCTGGTTTTACGGCGGCTGGTGCAACAGGCACAACCTCAACTAATCTGGTGTTTAGCACTTCGCCGACATTGGTGACGCCTGCCCTTGGCACGCCTACTGCTCTTGTTTTAACCAGCGCCACAGGCTTACCACTCACTACCGGCGTGACAGGCGTTCTCCCCGTAGCCAACGGCGGCACAGGGCTTACAGCAGGCACATCAGGCGGCGTACTGGCTTACACAGCCGCAGGCACACTGGCATCATCCACGGCACTAGCAGCAAGCGCCTTGGTCATTGGCGGCGGGGCTGGTGCGGCTCCAAGCACCACAACTACTGGCACAGGTGTCGTCACAGCACTCGGCGTCAATACAGGCACAGCAGGGGCGTTTGTCGTCAACGGCGGGGCGTTGGGTACACCCGCAAGCGGCACGGTGACAAACCTGACAGGCACAGCGAGTATCAATATCAACGGCACTGTCGGGGCTACAACGGCTGCTGCTGGTGCGTTTACTACGGTGACGGCTACGGGCACATTAAGCGGCGGCACAAGCGGCACAGGGTACAGCTTCAGCGGCAGTGCGCCAGCGACTAGCTTGACACTGAACAGCAGCGGTAATTTGGGTATTGGGACGAGTTCGCCTAGCACACTGCTTACGTTATTGCCATTAACAAACACGGCATATTCACTTCATTTTGGTACAAATGATTATGCGCTGAGTTACGGAACAAAAATATATGTTCAAAGTAAAAATCCTGCAGGAACCACTTCATCTTTTCACAACACAACAAAGATAACATCATCTGTTAACGGTAGGGCAGATGTAGAGCAATACCTTTCGTATGTCGGATCAATCGCCGCCGCTGACTATCAATATTGGAGTACCGGAGGAACATCGCAAATGCTTCTTGATGGCTCCGGTAATTTGGGTATTGGGACAAGTTCGCCTGCGGCTAAGTTGGATGTGACTGGTCAAATCATAACTCGTGGCTCAATTGGCGCAGTTGTTTTTTCTCCTCGTGATGGTAGTGGTGCTGATTGGTCAATTTATAACCCAACTGGTGATGATCTCCGTTTCTTTGGAAACAGCGATGACCGTATGATTTTGACCAACGCTGGCAACCTTGGATTAGGAGTTACTCCTAGTGCTTGGGGGGGTGCATTCCGTGCTTTTGAAACAGCGTCTGCTGGATTGATGTCCAATACGAACGGCGGCTCATTTTTCTTAATGAACAATGCGTATTACAACGGGTCTAACTGGATTTATAAATACACAACTGCTGCTTCTCGTTACGATCAGTCTTCAGGCACCCACGTTTGGTACAACGCCTCCTCCGGCACAGCAGGTGATCCAATCACCTTCACCCAAGCAATGACGCTGGACGCCAGTGGCAACTTGTTGGTGGGGACTACGAGTACTTCTGTAACTTCTGGAGGTATATACAACCGAGCCACTCATTCTGCAGGGTCTTCAATAATTATTGGTCATCAAACAGGTGTTGTTACCGGAAATTCTTTTGCTGAATTCCAATATGCAGGAAGTCTAATTGGCTCTATCACTCAATCAGGCACTACAGCAGTCTTGTTTAACGTCACTTCTGACCAACGCTTAAAAGAAAACATCCAAGACGCAGAATCTGCATCTGCTTTAATTGACTCTTTGCAAGTACGTCAGTTTGACTGGAAAACAGATAACACGCATCAGCGTTATGGTTTTATTGCACAAGAACTTGTAACAGTAGCCCCAGAAGCAGTACATCAACCCGCTGACCCAGAAGAAATGATGGCAGTAGACTACTCCAAACTTGTACCCATGCTGGTCAAAGAACTCCAATCCCTCCGCGCCCGTGTCGCTCAACTTGAAAGCAAACCATGATTACTTGGACAATCACTCAAACCGACTACCAAACCGCAAATGGTTTCATCACACAAGCCCACTGGACTGCCACAGCAGTAGACGAGGGCTACACCGCATCAATCTGGTCAACCTGCTCATGGCAACCCGGTACGCCCACAATCCCTTACGCCAGCGTGACGATGCAAGAGGTGCTGGCATGGTGCTACGCATCAGGCGTGGACAAGGACGCTACTGAGGCAGCACTGGCGCAGCAGATTGCATTGCAAAAGAACCCCGTAACCGCCACTGGCACACCTTGGACAACAGCATGAAATATCCTAGTTACTGCTGCCAAAAGTGTGGGGAACAAATTGGCTGGCTTGGACGACTTTTAAGATTTAATCACACTTGCAAAAGACTATTATGAACCTAGAACTCGACGTAAACGAAATCAACTTCATTCTCCAGACGCTTGGGCAGTTGCCCTCCTCCAGCGGCGTGTGGCCCTTAATCGTCAAGGTCAAAGAGCAAGCCGAGGCGCAAGTAACGAAAGCCAAAGATGAGCCTTGAAGCAGAATTCACCAGCCACGAAGCCGTTTGCGCTGAGAGATACGCGCAGATTAACGCACGATTAAAACGCTTAGAGGGCGTCATTATGAAGACCGCCGGGGTACTTATCGTCAGTATGTCGGCTATTGTTTATGCAAGCCTTACATTTCGGTAATCATGGAATTCTTGGAAGCACTGGCAAAAGGTTGGCCCATGCTATTGGCGCTGATAACGCTCATCATTGTGCTGGCAAAAATGGATATCAAGATTGCTGTGCTGGAAGAAAAAGTCAAGAGCCTGTTTGAGATATTCAACCGGAAAGACAAATGAAAGCCAAGCTAACATTTTTCGTAACGCTAATGGTTAGCCTGACCCTGTGCATAGTTGTTTTTGGCATGGTTGCTGTATTGATGATTGGCTTGTTTGATGAGAAGGTAGACAACAGTGAGATTTTTAAATTGATTAGCCCAGCGTTTCAAACCATCGTCGGCGGCTTTATTGGCCTGTTGGCTGGTGTAAAACTTTCGCATGATGATGAGGACACAAAATGATCGGACTAGACGCGATTCTTGGCATTGGCGGCAAGCTGATTGACAAACTAATCCCAGACCCTGCTGCCCAGGACGCTGCACGGCTGGAATTGCTCAAGCTGCAACAGTCAGGCGAACTGGCAGCGATGACCGCGCAGACTGAGATTAACAAAGCAGAGGCCAGCAACCCAAGCGTGTTTGTCAGCGGCTGGCGTCCAGCAATTGGCTGGGTATGCGCTCTGGCGATGGGGTATCAGTATCTGGCTCGACCGCTGATGGTTGCCTTTATGCCTGCTCTGGCTTTTCCCGGCCTCGATGACAATCTTTGGCAACTGATGATGGGTATGCTGGGCTTGGGCGGGTTGCGGACGTTTGAGAAGACCCAAGGCGTAGCATCAAAGTGACCCCGCATTTCAGCCTTGCGGAACTGACCCACACCGACCACCGCAGCCTGGACAACACGCCAAACGCTGCTGAGTTGGTTAACCTCAAGCGCCTGGCTGAGTTTTTGGAAACAGTCAAAACAGCACTTGGCGGCAAGCCGGTGATGATTAACAGTGCCTTCCGCAGCAAGGCCGTAAATGACGCTGTGGGCAGCAAAGACACCAGCCAGCATAGACTAGGGTTAGCCACTGACTTTCGCGTGCCTGGGATGGCTCCTGACGCTGTGGTGAGGGCAATCATCGCAGCCAAGCTGCCCTACGACCAAATCATCAGAGAATTCGACGCCTGGACGCACATCAGTATCCCAAACACAGCAGCCATGCTACCTCGGCGTCAGGCGCTAATTATTGACAAGGCTGGCACTCGAACCTTTGTTTAGCGCTCGGTACGCAGCGATAGCATCCTTGAGATCACCCCGCAACTGCTCCAGTTGGTCTTGCTGCTCTTTCAGCCGCAGGTAAGCCTCAAGCGTAAACTTGTCCAGAGTCGCTCTGTCCCAGGTTGAAAATGTTGGCGTCATGGATGTGGACAATCGTCTGGAATAAATGCTAAGCAATGCACAGATGTGTACTTGCTTTTAAAAGCCGTCCAACGGTCGATGTAAACATCAGGCATTAGCGCCAGTGAGCGATTGATCTGTGATACCTCAACACCCAGCTTTAGCGCAACTTCTCGGGGAGTAAGCCCATCTGGTGCCTGGGCCAGGGCGTTGCGGATGCGTTTAGACAAGACGGTGATGGTCATATGTTGCGCTCCTTCAGCGTGGCTTGAATAATTTTTGTAAGGCAAACCACTTTCCACAATAAATTGCCAAAATCAACATCTATGTCAGCCACTATGTCACTCATCTCCTCATCAGTTAGCCCTACCCACGGGCGCTGTGGTGGGGTGGTGTAAAGCGGCAAATCAAACTTGCCAACTTTGTGCGTGTGACTGCCCAAACGCTCATGCTCCTTGCGAATGTCGTTGGTCATAAAGTCATCTGCTTTCGCAGAGTACCAACCCCACGGCTCTGCTTGCTGCTGTGCTGCTTTCCACTCGGCAACAAAACTGATTGCGTCTAACCCATACTCCGCAATGATGTTTTTTATCAGCGGCCACTCTGGTGGTGGCTCGGCTTGCTGCTCTGCTGGTGGAATAGCAGCAGCCTCAACAGCAGCCATGTAAACAGATGCAGCATGACCAGCGTACAGTCGTTCGTCATACCCTTCTTTTGAACACTCATCCATTGCTTTGAGCATTTCATAAGTTGGCTTTATCGGAACCAGTTTCCACGCCATAGGCTTTTGCTTGTAAATGTCTGACTCAGGTATTTCCTGCTCAATAATTTGTCCGTCTACAAACCACACTTTTTTTATTTCTGTTGTCATTTCTCTGTCTCCTTTATGCCGTGCGCGGCTTCAATAGCCCGGGCAAACTTCACCGCGCCCGTAACGCTATCTAAACAATCATTTGCCATCTGACAAATAGATTCATTTGTCAGCGGCTTGCGCTGTGTGTCATGCGACGTCTGGTCAAGCATCACAGTGCGGGCTAACGCTTCGCAAGTTGGGCATGGCTGTGCCAGAGCCAACATCTCTTGCACTTGAGTAGCAGAAGGCCACCAGTCTGCGTGCTTTCCGCAAAAATGTCTGATTGCTTTTTCGGTTTTAGTCATTTACGCCACCCACCTTTCTTTATTCCAACAGCCACACCAAACCAAGCAAGTTCAGCCCATAGCTTATCGCCACGGCCAATAGCAACTGTTGGTAACAGATACCATACGTCTACGTTAAATCTTGTGTAAATCATGTGTCTCCCTTTGTGGAATGGTTAATGTAATAAAGCGCACAGCGGTGTCGCCGTCTTTGAGTAGCACCGTGATCGTTGCAGCTTGCAAGTCCCTGCCGTAGATCAGCATCAATGCTTCCATAATTCTTTGCGTTTCGTTGTTCATGTATTCTTCTCCTTGAGTTTGGCTTGCACAGTCAAAATAAATTCTTCATCACCTTCGTAAGCCAACCCGCACAAATAATCAAGTTCTTCTTTGGTCAACCCAACCCATGTGCGTTGTGGTGGGGTGGTGTTCCAATCCTGCACTTTTGCATCATCCAACGACAAGCCCCGCATCTTTGCAAAGTTTTTAATTGCATCCACTGCTGGTGATGCGTCATCAGCCGAAGACAAAACAATGAGCTCTTTGCGTGATGTCAACCAGCCCATGAAGTCAAACAGTGCGCCAGCAATGACGGCGTGAGACACCGGCTTGGCTTGCTGCTCCAGCGCGGTGCGTAGGTTTTGTAAAACAGTGGCATCCGCAGCAAATGCCAGCCCACTCTCCAACGCCTCCAGCGCCTGCTGCGCGGCTTGTCTTAAGTCAGTCATGTGTTCTCCTTTATGTTGTGGGCGGCTTCGATGGCTCGGGCAAATTTACGTGCCCACAAGTAGTCAATGTCAACCTCAAGATTTAAACGCAGTGCATCAATTTGCACATCATCTAGCGGTTTGCGCTGTGCTTCCTGCTTACCGTCGGCAACACCTCGCTGGTACACGATTAGCAGCGTGTCTGACTCATCGGTCAGCTTGTCAATCAGCTTTTTCTGCGCTGCACTGTGCTTTGATTTAAGTTCTGTCATGTGTTTCCCCTTGCTCGAATGGCTTTCAAAACTCGGTCACTTAGTGCTTTATCTGCGCCAAGTAATGCAAGACCAGCCGTATTTGCACAAGCCTCACGTTCAAATTGAACATAAGCGTTTTCGCGCATAGCGCGATCACGCTCGTCGGCACGGATGAGATCGGCGAACTTTTGGAGTGTGACCCACTCATCTAGACTATTTGTTTCAACAGTTTTAATTTCGTGCGTTCCTGTTAAGTCGTACAGATAAAAACCCGCCTGCACAGCAAGCTCTTTGTCTCGTTCGTTCATTTCAAAATCTCCTTCTCTAGCACTTTTATTGATGCAGCTATCTAAACCCAGCAGGGGCGGCTGCTCCAGCGCGGTGAGCAGGGCGTCATGTGCAGCCATCAGCAGGTGCGTCTCACCCGCCCAGTGCCACAAGTGGATTGCATCCAGCGCCTGCTGCGCGGCTTTCCGTAAATCAGTCATAGCATCCCCCAAATAAAACCAGCCAAGCCTGCAATGCCGACCAGCGCAAACAGCAACAGCAAAGTGATTGCAATGCCGTACATCAGGCTTGCCAGCTCGTAATCGTCGCTGTCATCCATTTCAGCCCCCTGCAGCAAGGGTATGCCGAGGCCAAAGAAAGGAGCTGCTCTCCACAGCGCCAGCATCTTTCAACTCGCCCACTGTCCAAAGTTTCATGGGCGTTGTCTTGGTATGCCCTGGCGTCACAAACACTGGCAGGGTGTAGTGCGGCAACAGCTTGATGCCGTTCAAGATGAACACTGTGTGTTCTGTCAGTTCTAATTTATCGCTCATAGTTGCACCAATGCTTTGACAACACGCTGCGCTCTACCTGACGATGCCATTCTTCGTTCTCATGTGTCAAAGATAAAGCCTTTGCGAATCAATGGCGCAAAGCAAGGCGTGATTGAATGGGAGCGTAAATACGACAGTTCACGTTCGACATCATCTGCAATGCAGCCGTTCTTGTGTTTGCAAATGACCTCATAAACCAGTGACTCCAAGTGGCTGGTGTCAACTGTCAAAGCTGCCTCATGGCTTGTGTCTGGGTCAGTTGTTCGCACCAGTTTTTTGGGGTCAGTCCCAAAATTAAACAGATCATCGTCATTCATAGTTGCACCTTTCTAGTTTTAAAACCACGGTGAGTAAAGCACTGGATGCTGCCATCTGCCAGCAACTTCCAGGCTGCGTTCTCGCCGCAGAGCTTTTGAATCAGTTCCTCTTTGGTGTCCACTCTTGCGTCATGCTCAGAGGGACCATCGAGCAGGTAAGCTGCTGACATCACCAAGGCGATGAGTGCTGCAGCAACCCAGTTCATGCCTCACCCCGACCACGGCAAGTCAGGCACACGGCGCCATCAAACTCGCCCTCTCCACTGCCATTGCAGGCAGGGCAGATGTCAGTGTCTTGCGGCTCACTGTCGTCGCTCATGTAAGCGGCTAAGTCTTCGTCGTAATCGTTCATTTTGACACCTCATATTGCTTGCTGAACCTTGCTTTAGCGATTGCATCCTGCGCCTCGGTCAGCACCACGCGCATAGCACCAGCGTCATTCCTGGCATCATCAGCCACCACATTTGTCAGCCACCAATCCTTGGCTTTCCGATAGATTGTGATGCGGGTGACTTTGCGGCTGTACTTGTAAGCGTTCGGCAAAGCAGAACCGCTGCGAAACCGAGCCATTGCGCCAGGCATATCCTTCTTGTTGCCAACCAAATCCTTCACCTGGTTGTCAGCCCACACTGAAAATAGAAGGATGTCACTAACAGTGACGGTGTGAGCTGTTGCATTGCCGTTAACCTGTCTGAGAGCAACATCCATGGCTTGGATGTTTTCTGGTGTGATTCTGATGGGTTTCATGGTGTTTTCCTGGTTGAGTCCCTGTGCACAGTGCTAGGGCTTGATTGAGATTCTAGCGTCACGCTAGTACAGGTCAAGCACTCAAGCAAAAATATTTCAACTGAAAACCCTTAAGGGTAAACACCTAGCCAAATTCCTTGCAATCCCGCTATAGCAGTCTGCTAGACTTCTCGGCATGGAAAACAAACTCACAGCGCAGCAGCGCCAAGAACTCGCAGAACGGGTTGGACTCAATGAGCAATGGCTCTACCAGTGCTTGTCAGGGCGCAGGGACATGAGTCCTGCAGAGGCAATTAGGGTTGAGGCTGCATCTGGTGGGACAGTCACCCGGCAGATGCTCTGCCAAGGCAACTGGCAGCGTATTTGGCCTGAGTTGGCATGAGCTACGCCACTAAAAGAATTGACAAGCAGACAGCGAAAGCTGTCGTGGAATCCATGCATTACCGCAAAACGCTGGGCGTTTTTTGGGAAGCATTTGGACTGTACGAGGATGGGAAACTGATGGGTGTCGTTTGTTACGGACAACCATCTGCACCAATCCAAAAACACGCTTTTAAAGATCGTGATTTTCGGCTATACGAATTGACCCGCTTAGTTGTTGATGGAGGGAACAAAAACTGTGCTTCCATGTTGATAGCGGAATCCTTGAAGCTGCTGAACGAACAACCTTCAGCCGTAATCAGCTATGCAGACAGCGCATTAGGTCATGTGGGCATTGTTTATCAGGCATCGAACTGGCTTTACACAGGCGCAACGACATCCCACGACAAGCTGTATCTGGTTAAAGGCAAAGCCCTACACCCTATGTCATTACGAGACCAATTTGGGGTTACAAACCCATCGGTTTGGGCTAAAGAAAACAACATTGAAACGGTTAACCCATCACCAAAGCACCGTTATTTTTACTTCAATGGGAACAAGTACCAACGCAAAAACATGATTGCCAAACTAGCATACCCGCTGGTGTCGCAATACCCCAAAGCGCCCAAGACCTACTACACAGTCATTGGTGGTTGTAATGATGTAATTGGCCCAGCTGAAAAGATTACTGATGATTGTCAACAATCACTGGACTTTGCATGACAACCTACAATGCAAATCAGGCTACGCAGTTGCCTACTTTGGGGGCAGGCCAAGCGCCTGTCCCATCTTTTTCCCGGGTCATTGGCATTGACCCTGGCGCATCTGGCGCTATTGCTCTGCTGGTCGGCAGGGAGTTGGTCAGCGTCCACGATATGCCAACCGTCACGGTGGAGCGCAACAAGAGCCAGAAGCGTCAAGTCTGTCCCGCGGGACTCTCCCTGTTGATGCAGCAGCTCTCACCGCATAAAGCCATTGTCGAGAAGGTAGGTGCCATGCCAGGTCAGGGCGTAAGTTCCATGTTTTCCTTCGGGCGCAGCGTTGGCATCATTGAGGGAGTGCTTGCCGCCAAGCAGATACCTGTCACCTTCACAACTCCGCAAGCCTGGCAGAAACAATCAGGTGCCGCCAAGGGCAAGGACGGTTCACGCCAGAGGGCCATGGAGCTGTTTCCGAGTCAAGCGCATCTCTTTGCCCGAGTCAAGGACGATGGACGCGCTGACGCTGTTCTGATAGCACTGGCGGGGGCGATATGACATCACTTCAAAGCAGCGAACGGCAGACGCTCAAGGCGCACATTGTCTGGCTGGGCAAGGAACTGGAGAAGTCTCGCCGCCAGTGCAGCATGAAGACTGAACTCCTGCAGCGGATGCTGAACCCTGATGATCTAGGTCATGCCGTGAGCCAGGAGATCAGGGTCTTGGTGTACCAAATTCTCATTGAAGATTCACATAATGAAAGAGCCTCATGGAACAGATAACTCTCAGGCCAAGTGCAGCCGCACGGTGGATTGCTTGCCCTGCAAGCGTTCAACTTTCAGCGAAGATGCCGAAGGGTGAGGCAGGTGCTGCAGCCCAGCGTGGCACTGCGATTCACTCATTGTCAGAGTCTTGTTTCCTGACGAGTAGCACACCCGAGGAGTGGTTAAACATTGACGTTGAAGGCGTCAGGATGGACGAGGAGGCTATCACTTACGCCAGGAAGCACTTGGACTACATTGAGTGCGAGGAATTGCGCCTGGGCAATGTGTTTGTGGAGCAGTTTGTCACAGCGTATGAGTCACCAGCAGTGCGAGTAGCGGGTACTGCTGACGTCTTGGGCTGGAGTGATGACACTGGAGAATTCGTCATTGGGGACCTCAAAACGGGCAGGGGTTACGTTGATGCTGACAGTGACCAAATGCGGATTTACGCTTTAGGCGGGATGCGCTTGGCGAAAAAGCAATTCAAGACGGTGACAATGACCATTGTCCAGCCAGTGCATGGAGTCAACCGCCACCACACAATGACAGTGCCTGAGTTGTTGAAGTGGGAAGCGCAGGTGCTGATACCCGCTGTCCAAGCTGCGATGTCCACCAGTGCAGAGGCAGTGCCATCGGAAGCTGCCTGTCAGTGGTGTCCAGCGAAAGCAATATGCCCAGCGCACATTGAACCTTTCAACGTGATGTCAACAGCGCAGGCACCAGAGGCACTCTCCAATGAGCAGCTGACATCGTTCCTGGACAACATCAGCAAGGTCGAGGGGTTCATCAAGGCATTGGAAACCTATGCCACCAAGCGCATCAAGGACGGTGCATCACTTCGCGGTTGGCAGATGGGGCCGAAGAAGGCCACAAGGAAGTGGACTGATGAGCATGAGGCTGCCACTGCGCTGCACCAAGCGGGTTTGACATCAATTCAAATCTACCCCAAGGAAATCATATCTCCAGCAGTTGCCGAAAAGCTGCTTGGCGATAAAACAGTCACGGAAACTTTGACAACCAAAGTGTCTAGTGGACTCACCCTGTGCCGAGCGATGGACTTGGGTGAGTAAGGCGAAAGCGTAATTCTCAACTCTTCAAAGGAAAATCGAAATGCTAAATCTTTCAAATGGCAATGGCGGTGCTTACATCCGCTTCATGGCTCACACAATGGCCTGGGAGAACTCGGACAAGAAGGCCATGACTATTGACACAATGGTGATGGACCTGGACTCGGTACGAACTGGGTGGCTGCTCTTGGCAGTGGGACAACGGGATTGGGTGGAGGACGCAACTGTTGGCGTCAAGGGTAAGCAGCCCAGCCCAGACTATAAGTATGGGTTCTCGGTCAAGTTGTTCTCAAAGCCTCTTGGTGTCGTTGAGTGGTGTGCGAATGGCGTGGGGGTCACCAAAGGTTTCCAGGCCATCTACAACGCTTGCGATAAGGCAGCGGATGCGAACCCTGGCAAGGTGCCTGTCATCAAGTACGAGGGTGCTACGTCACTCAAGATTGGTGCAGGGAACACGGCAATCCCCAACTTCACATTGAAGAACTGGATTAACCGTCCTGCTGCCTTAGATGCTGACCCAGCAGATGCTGACTTTGATGAGCCAGTGATGGAGCAACCGCAAACAGTACGGCACTACCACAAGGGTCCGGTGCAATCTGCAAAGTCCAAGCCAGCACCAGCACCAGTGCAGCAGGATGATGAGGAAATGTTCAACTGAACGTAAACTGACAAAGGAACCCGGCCTGAGTGCCGGGTTTTTTTGCCCCTATGAATCAAGAACAATGGAATTTGCTCCTCATTGCACTCGCGCAGCGGGTGTATCAGCTGGAGCAGAGGATAAAAACAATGGAAACATCCAATGGATGCAAAACTGATTGCAGCAGCACTGGGACGCGCAAAACCAGCAGCAAACGGGCATTGGCTGGCGTCCTGCCCGGTGCTTGACCACGGACAGGGGAACGGGGACAGAAACCCATCTTTGTCCATCTGTGACGAAGATGGCAAGCTCTTGCTGAAGTGTCACGGTGGCTGCAGTCAGCATGATGTTTGGGCAGCGGTCAGGGACATGGGGTTGCTGCCGCAGCGCAGTGAATGGGTGGAGCCTTTGGTGGTCAGGCCCATCAATGGGCATCACCCGGCACCAGTGCAAGTGCCAAGGCCACCAGTGCAATATCCACCAGCACCAGCGCCAGTGCAATTGCACTTGACGGACGAGTGGGAGTATGTTGATGAGCATGGCGTAGTGCTGTTCGTCAAGCAGAGATTCAAGACTTCAGACGCCAAGGGCAAGACGTACAAGCTGCTGCGGGTGCTGGAGGACGGTTCACGCCAGGCGTCTATGGTGGGTGCCAAGGTCATACCCTATCGTTTGAGTGATGTGTTGTACGCCAGCCGCAAGCAAAAACCACTGTTTATCTGCGAGGGCGAGAAGGCTGCTGATGCCTTGGCGTCCATTGGCGTGTTCTGTTCTACCTCTCACACTGGTGCCGGGAGTTGGCCTGCCGCCAATAGCCATTGGTTTGCTGACCTCAACATCGTCTTGGTCCCGGACAATGATGCACCAGGGTATCGGTATGCCTCCCTAGTGGCATCAGCACTGCTCCCCATTGCCAAGTCAGTCAGACTCTTGGCGCTACCTGTTGGGCACACAGAGGATGCGTTTGAGTGGGTGGCGGCAGGTGGTGATAAGGCTGCTCTGATGGCATTGTGCAAGGGGTTACCCGTCCTGGAGGATGCCGAGTCCATTGCCTATCAGTTACCAGCATCAGCACCAGCGAAAGACGTAGAGTTAGTGGCAGTGGCAGAGCCAATGACAGACGAATTCTCACCAGAGCCAGCATTAGAGCCAGCGGAAAGCAAGATACGCATCGAGCCTTGGGACACTATCGAGGATGAACCTGTGGAGTGGCTGATTCAAGACGTACTCCCGCGTCGAGGGTTCAGCGCACTGTTTGGACCGCCAGGTTCATTCAAGTCTTTTGTAGCCCTGGACATTGCACATTCCATTGCTACTGGTAATGATTGGATGGGTAAGCCTGTGGCTACGCCTGGTGCAGTGCTGTACATCTGTGGCGAGGGTCACGGCGGCATTGGCGCAAGGATTAGAGCCTGCCGCCTGCACCACAAGACTGAGCCAGGTGCCAAGGTTTACGTCATCAGGCACCAGCTTAACCTTCGCAGCTCGAAGGAGGACATTCAGCAGCTGCACCTAGCCATCAGCAACCTTGTGCAGCGGGAGCAGGTACGCTTTGAGCTGGTCATTGTGGACACCTTGGCAAGAGCGTTTGGCGGTGGCAATGAGAATGATTCTTCGGACATGGGAGCGTTCATTGCCTCGCTGTCAAAGATTCAGCGGCTGTTGGATTGTGCATTGCAGATAGTCCACCACGTTGGAAAAGATATTACCAAAGGTTTGCGTGGGCACAGCTCTTTGCTGGGTGCGTTGGATACTGAGTTGGAGTTACAGCGCCTGGATTCAGCGTTGCAAGATAATCATATTGCAGGGTCAGGTAATATTACTATTACCAAACAAAAGGATGGGAGTGATGGTGCGAAGTATGGGTTTCGCATGGTCAAAGTTAATCTAGATAATGGTCGGTTGGGTTTTGATAATACTCAGAGTTTGGCGGTTGAGGCAGCGGAAATCGTTGTCAATACGCAGCAAATCGGTTTGAATCGGACGGGCCAGGGTAAGCACCAGGGCAAGGCAATGAGTGCTTTTGTTGAGTCTTTGAGGGAAACTGACCGCATCCAGACCACCAAATTTGGGTCAAAACGGGTGGCGTTGGTGTCTCTTTGGCGTGAAAAAGTCTGGCGAAGTTTGGGAAAGACAGGCGAAATCAAGTCTCAAGACAGCGATTTTCGTTCAATTTGGAGGGCTGCGACAGGCTTAGAGGATGTGACGCTGGATGGTGACTTTGCCTTTTTTACCACCAAAGTGGCTGAAAAGGAGCATTTTTAGGCAAATAATCACAAATCGTACAAATCGTACAAATGGCAGACGATTTGTGATTAAAGCACCAGTACAAATCGTCTCCAGGGTATAACCTGGACGATTTGTGCTGGACGATTTGAGTTAGGCGAAAAAAGGTGCACAAATGGTAAAACGTCAAACAGTGGTGGTTGAAGAGTCAAGTTTTATGCTAGATGAGTTCCAGGTCAAGGCTGAGTCTTTGGTGGCCCAGCTCGAACGGGTCAAGCAAGAGCATGACGCTAGGTGGGGCATCAAGCGCATTGAGATGTTGGTGGATGCTAACTTGCGGGTGAAGTTGCATCAGCAGTTGGAGAGGGTCTACAACGCCCAGCGGGACAGGGACATTGAGAAAATGGAGAAGGCTGTAGCGGGAATGATTAAGGGCTATGGTGTTCTCGACGCCTGGGCTGAAGATAATAATATTGAGCAGAAACCTGATATCAATGCGGTTGAATGGGTGATGCAAGACAAGAGCATTATGGTGGTGGTGCAAACTCAAAATGACGCAATATATTATCAACAGTTTCGGCCTGAGTTAAGCAACAGGCATATTTGGTCGATGGAAGAGTTAGAGTTATTATTAGAATCGGAAGTGATTAAAGATATTATGAAGGCTAAGGCATTACTACCAGGTACAAAGATGACTAGGATTGCAGCTGGCGGTGGTGTCACAGGCTTTGATGACCTTCCAGACTGCGACATTGACCTGACTGGTGAGTTGAGCAACCCTCTGTTCAACTTCCAACACGCAAAGATGATGAAGGCTCCAGCAAGCCGCTAAAATGGACTCAGGTGGCGCTGCAAGGGCAATGTGAGCCTTGGGGTGCTTGGTGCAAGTAAAAACGATTGTGGAGCGTTCTGATGCCAGGGAACCCGAAAGTACGACAAGACGTTTCGCTATTGGAGGACATTGACAGCGAGATCGTCCTGTCCATGTTTGAGGTTGGCAAGTCCAAGGCCGACATCTGCCGTGAGCTGGGCATCGGAAGGCGTGGATTGGACAAGTGGATAGACGAAAACGATTACGAGCCTATAATTACGCGCGCGCGGGTGGAGGCGGCAAGTTTCCTCGCAGCTCAGACATTGGATATTGCTGATGCAATTGAAGACGACAACCCGAGCAAGCCGATGCACCGCATCAGGACGCGCCAGTGGCTGGCGGAACGCTGGGACGCCAAGACGTATGGCGCGAAGCAGGCCGCGGTCAGCATCAACATCGGCAACCTGCGCCTGGACGCGCTGCGCCAGCTTGAGGTGGTCGAGGACTTATCCACAGGCGAAACACCCTCTTGATGACAGTGCCCTGTGGATAACTACACCTTTTGACGAAAACGCTTGTATAAGCTGTGGATAAGCCATTTGCTTGTTAACATAATGGTCGTTGTGTTAAGTATTCGGTGCATAAGTGCCACTTTCTACGCTTTTGGTGGCTGCAGCGCCAGGTGCCTGCCGACAGGCGCTCAAGCGCAGCCGCGGGGCGTCTGGCGCTGCTCCCAGCCGCCAGCCGCGCTGACCCCCCCCGTCTCGGCGCTTGGCGGGGGGCGACAGTTGCAGAGCCAAACACCTAGCGAATGAACAAAACGCCACCCGCCAAACACCTAGCGAATGAACAAAACGCCACCCGCCAAACGCCACCCCCCCCGCCACCCGCCTAACGCAACCCGTTTCCCAAAAAAAATAAAAAAATGCATAATGTGAAATATGACTGACGCTAACCCGTTCCTCGCCTTTGCCAAACTGTACAAAAGCAACCCAGTGCTGTTTGTCAAGGAGGTGCTTGGCGTTAAGCCTGACCCCTGGCAGGAGGAGTTCCTCGGACACATTGCCGCCAACAACAGGCGCATCAGTGTCAGGTCTGGGCATGGCGTAGGCAAGAGCACGGCAGCGTCCTGGGCCATCATCTGGTATCTGCTGTTGCGGTTTCCGGTGAAGATTGTGGTTACCGCACCCACCAGCAGTCAGCTGTATGACGCGCTGTTCGCGGAACTGAAGCGGTGGGTCAAGGCGCTGCCACCGACACTGCAGGAGCAGCTGGAGGTGAAGCAGGACCGCATTGAGGTGAAGGAGGCACCCACTGAGGCATTCGTCAGCGCCAGGACATCACGCGCAGAGCAGCCTGAGGCGCTGCAGGGTGTTCACTCAGAGAATGTGATGCTGGTGGCTGATGAGGCCAGCGGTATACCCGAGCAGGTGTTTGAGGCGGCAGCAGGCTCAATGTCGGGCCACAAGGCTGTAACTTTGTTACTAGGTAACCCGGTACGCAGCAGCGGTTTCTTCTTTGATACGCACAATCGACTCAAGGATGACTGGGTGACCATGAAGGTGAGCTGCGCCGACAGCCCAAGGGTGAGTGACGCCTACATGGAGGAGATGAAGGTGCGCTACGGCGAGGAGTCCAACGCCTATCGGATACGGGTGCTGGGTGAGTTTCCGCGCAGCGATGACGACACGGTGATACCAATGGAACTGCTGGAGGCGGCAACTAACAGGGATGTTGCCATGAGTCCTATTGCCAGTGTGGTGTGGGGACTGGACGTTGCAAGGTTTGGTAGCGACAGATCAGCACTGTGCAAGCGTCAGGGGAACGTGATAACCGAGATCAAGACCTGGAAGAATTTGGATTTGATGCAGCTCACTGGTGCTGTGATGGCAGAGTACCAGGCGCTGCAGCCAAGCCAGCGTCCCCATGAGATCATGGTGGACAGCATTGGGTTGGGTGCTGGGGTGGTGGACAGGCTGCGTGAATTAAAGTTACCAGCCATTGGCATCAATGTGGCAGAATCCCCGGCATTGGGGAGTACGTATCGGAATCTGAAGGCTGAGTTGTGGCACAAGGCTAAGGCTTGGTTGGAGAAGCGAGACTGCAAGATTCCCAAGGATGAGGGTTTAATTGCTGAACTGGCGACAGTGCGGTACTTCTTCACCAGCAGTGGGAAGATTCAGATTGAGGGTAAGGACGAGATTCGCAAGCGTGGCCTGGCGTCACCCGATAAGGCAGATGCATTCTGCTTGACCTTTGCCAGCGATGCGGGAACTGCGATGTATGGTAGTTTTGGCGGTACTAAGTGGGGGCAGGGTATTAGACGTAACCTAACGAGGGCAGCATGAAATTTACAGCAGCAACCAAGAAAATTGCAAAGGTGATGGGCGAGTACAAGGACAAGAAGCTGATGAGCAGCTCAGGTCAGAAGGTCAAGAGCCGTGACCAGGCCGTTGCCATTGCTATGTCCGAGGCACAGAAAATGAAGAAGGGGATGAAATGAGAACCGTACCCAAAGAAATGAAACACGCCGTAATGATTATCATGGGCGGTAAGGAGCCTGGTGATAGTTGTCCAGAGGCAACTCAGGATGTGACGCTGAATCTGAAGAACCGTGAGAAGGCGATTACCAAGGCGGCATACGGTCCTGAGAATCCCAAACTGCCCAACACCGAGTTCTGGATGCGTAAGGCAGAGAAATGGGATGTCAGCGCCAAGGATGCCAAGCAGAGCCGTTG